GTTGATGGTAATAATTTTCAAGGAACAAATGCAGGATTAGGCAACACAGGAACAAATGTTATTGGTATTGGAGATGGTGTAGCACAAGCCAATTCGGGAAGTAATGTGGTAAGCATAGGATCAGATGCTAATTGCGCTGAAAACACAGGGAGTAATCTTGTAGCATTAGGTATTGATACAGCAAGTTCAAATAGTGGAAGTTATGTTGTAGCTATAGGTTTTGGGGCATTAAGCGAGAATATTACTGACGAAGCAATTGCTATTGGGCGAGAATGTGCGCAATCTAATACAGGTGAGTTCCTTATAGTTATGGGGAGTGGGACAGGGCAAAATAATTCAGGAGATAATGTAAATGCTTTTGGTAATGGAGCTGTAGGCAGTAATGAAGGTAATAATGTTAATGCAATAGGTAATTATGCAGGACTTAATAATACATTTAACAATGTAAATTTATTTGGAGCTTCTGCAACTGCTGATGAAAATGGGCAAACTGTACTTTCAAAAGATGGTACTATTATGGCTCGTATTTCAACAACTGATTTAACAGATACAAGAAAATATAATTTACCTGATGCTGATGGAACAATTGCTTTAACTTCTGATTTAACTGCTCCAACACTTCAAGATGTAACTGATGAGGGAAATGTAAGTAGTAATGATATTCAAGTTACAGTTGGCAGCAGTTCATCTTTTTTAAGAAGTGATAGTATAAAAGTTGATGATGGCACTCCAAATAATATAGTTGTAACTGGAAATAAAATTATTTTTACAAAAACTGAACAATTAAATTTAACCACACCTACATTTACCGCTACAAGAACTCAAACTTTTCAAAATGCAAGTGGCACACTTGCTTTGCTTTCTGATATTCCAACATCGCCTTTAACAACTAAAGGAGATTTATATACGTTTAGTACAGTTGATGCAAGACTTCCTGTAGGACTTGATACACAAGTTCTTTTAGCAGATAGTTCAACTGCAACAGGATTAAAATGGGGTACTAATACTGCTGCTACACCTACAGGATACTATGCAATGTATCAAGATGTATTAACACAAACTATTGCAGTAATCAATACAGGTTATCCAATTAAGTTTAGAACATTAGATATAAGTAATGGAGTTACAGTTGTTAGTAATTCTCGTATAACATTTGCTAATACAGGAATATATAACCTGCAATTCAGTGTTCAACTTGAAAATAGTGATACACAAGAGCACGATGTAACAATATGGCTTAGAAAAAATGGAGTGGATGTAGCAGGCTCAGCAGGATTTGTTGCTGTAGTATCAAAACACGGTGGAATTAATGGGCACGTATTACCTTCTTGGAATTACTTATTAGATGTTGTTGCAGGAGAATATTACGAGTTGGTATGGAGTGCAACAAGTACACAGGTAACTATGCCATTCATTGCAGCAGGTAGTCCACCACCATCCACTGCATCTGCAATATTTACTGTTACACAACAGAGTGGTATAATGGCAGGAACAGGAATAACTGCTTTAAATAGTCTAACAGGTTCTGTTCAAACATTAGCAACAAATGGTAGTGGTACAGATTTTAATATTAGTTCTGTAGGAACAACACATACATTTAACCTGCCAACAGCAAGTGCTATAAATAGAGGAGCACTAAGTTCAACAGATTGGAGTACATTTAATAATAAACAAGATACTTTAGTATATAATCCTTATAGATTTATTCAAACTTCATCAACTGCTCACACAGGAACAGTAGCAGAAACAATTATAGCAACTGCAACTATTAATGGTGGTACTTTTAATAGTAGTGATATAATAAAGGTATTGTATAGAGCTACAAAGGGAGCTACTTTAGCAGCTGCAAGTATGAGAATAAAAATTAATACCACAAATACATTAGTTGGGGCAACACAAATTGCTTTAACTAGTTTAATAGCGGCAAACGCCTATGGACTTATGAACAGGAATTTTGTTTTGCAAGGCGGAAATTTAAGTGGATACAATTTTACTACTAATGTACCTTTGGATATTGCAGTTACTAACACAGCTGCAAGTTCAACTACTTATAATACTTCAAACACTTTGTATATGTTTTTTACACTACAACTTGGCAATATTGCGGATAGTGTAACACCGGGTTTATGTAATATAACAAATTAATATGAAATCAATAATTAACGGAATAACCGGAGAGTTTCTATACTGCACAGCAGTTGAATATGAACTACAAGAAAATGAAATAGCAATAGACGAACTATTACTTGTTTTATATGAAAAGCCATATTTCAATTTTGAAACAAGAGAATTTTACGAAGGTGCAATAGAATAATGAGCAAAGAAACATTAGATAAGTTATTAAATTAAATGGATATACGAAAAATATCAATAGGACCTGATTATAAAAGTGGTGCAATGCATTACATTGTGGGTCAAAAAGTGCTTGGAGATAGTAATGAAATCCATCTTATTAAGATAAATAATAAAAAAGATGTATTAATATATATTATAAATCAAAAAGAAGAGGTAGTTTTGTGGAAGGAGTTTAGTCCTACTGTACCTATTTCAATCGAATATAATATAAATTTTTAATGAAATCTCCATTTTATTTTATAGCAAAGCCTGTAAATGGTAAACGCTATGACAACACAAAAGACATCGGTGGTATTGAGTTTATAGTCAGTACATCAGAAGAAGATCATAAGTTCTCTAATAGATATGCTGAGGTTGTAGAACTACCCATCGGCTATGTCGGAACTATATCTATAGGAGATATACTTCTTGTACATCATAATGTATTCAAATTTTATAATGACATTAAAGGCCGACAAAAAAATGGAAAAAGTTTTTTCAAAGAAGATTTATTCTTTATTGAAATGGACCAATTTTTCATGTACAAGAAAGAAGATGTATGGTATGCTTATGATAAGTATTGCTTTGTTAAACCAATTCCAACAGTAGAGTCATATATTTCTAAGCCTTTCTCGGAAGAACCATTAATGGGCATTATGAAGTATCCAAATGAGTACCTATCAACGAAAGGAATTAAATCCGGAGACTCGGTTTGTTTCGTACCTGATAGTGAATATGAATTTAATATTGATGGAGAGAAGTTATATAGAATGTATGACCATCAAATAACAATGAAGCTATGACACCTAAAGAAACAAAACTAAAAATTATTTCTGCCGGGCATAAGGCAGTTCTTGAGTTAATAAAAGTAGCTGAAGAACCTATCTTAAATATTGATGATATTGGAGGTGAATTGGCTGCGGACAAATTAAAAAATGCTGCTGCTACAAAAAAATTAGCTATATTTGATGCATTCGAGATTTTAAATAGAATAGAATCTGAGAAAGAAGGCATAGAATTATCTGAAAAAGGTATTAATAAAACTGATTCAAAACAAGGATTTGCAGAAAGAAGGTCAAAATAATATCTATACCATAGTAAGGGACCATATACCTTCTAATGCTGTTACTAAGAAAAATAGTAATAAGTCTTGGATATATGGATACAATGACCAATATGATGTTGTAGTAATATCAAAGACAGGAGAGATAGGAGATATAATCAATATATCAGGACTTAATATCGCTCTTCCTAAAACACCAAAAGATTGTTTTAAAAGAAGCAATTCAAAAGCTGAACAATATTGGGAAAGACAACCAATACCTAAAGAACTTTCAAGAATACAATCAATATTTCAATGGAATGAAATGGCAGCTGAATTTAAAAACAGATGGGTTGATTACATTGAAAATGAGTTTGATCTTAGAGAGCAAGGTTTTTGGTTCATGAATAATGGAACTCCTACTTACATAACAGGTTCTCACTATATGTATCTTCAATGGTCTAGTATAGATGTTGGATATCCTGACTTTCGTGAAGCCAATAGGATATATTGGATTTTTTGGGAAGCATGTAAGGCAGATGAGAGAAGTTTTGGAATGATATACTTAAAGATTAGACGTTCAGGATTCTCATTTATGTCATCATCTGAATGTGTGAATATAGGAACACTTGCTCGTGATGCAAGGATAGGTATCTTATCAAAAACAGGAGCCGATGCTAAGAAGATGTTTACTGACAAAGTAGTTCCTATAAACAATAGACTTCCATTTTTCTTTAAACCTATTATGGATGGTATGGACAAGCCAAAGACAGAGTTGGCTTTCCGTGTACCGGCATCTAAGATTACGAAGAAGAATATGTATGACATAGATAGTGATGCCATAGATGGTTTGGACACATCAATAGATTGGAAGAACACAGAAGAGAACTCCTATGATGGAGAAAAGCTTATATTTTTAGCTCATGACGAGTGTTATGCTCCTGATACATTAATACTTACAGAAGATTTTGAATTTAAACCCATTAAAGATATAAATATTGGAGATAGGGTTATGGTTGAAGGAGGTAAAATAAAGACTGTAATGAAAAAAGTATCGGGAGAAACTGATAGATACTTAGTAAAACAACCTTATGGACAAGATTATATTGTAACAGAAAACCATAGATTAGTATTTAACAGGTATATATTTAACTCAAGAAAAAAAAGCAAAAGGCACGAAGAAGTTATAATGACACCTAAAGAATATTTAGGTAAATCATCTTTTGTTAAGCAACACCTAACAAGGGTTGTTTCTAAGGGAATTGAAATGTCAGACAAATTTGAAGGAATGCCTCCATATCTTTTAGGCTTATGGCTTGGAGATGGCAGATCATCATCTTTTACAATACTTGTAAATAAAGAAGAAGAACCTGAAATATTAGAGTATTTAGGAATGATTGCTCAAATGAAAAACATTCCTTTTGAATTAAAGAAATCAGACTGTGCTAAAATTATTGAATTTGCATTTAAAGGAATAAATTCTCAATTACGAGACATTGGAGTTTATAATAATAAACACATACCTGATAGCTATATGAAATCTTCTATTGAATCAAGACTTCAACTATTGGCAGGTTTAATTGAAACTGATGGATACTCTGATAAAAAAAAGAATATAATTTCTATTGGAATGAGTAGAAAAGATTTAATAGAACAAATAAGAATATTAGCACTTTCTTGTGGCATAAGTTGTGGAAATATACAAAACTATAAATCTAATTATAATACAGAAGTTTATAGAATTTCTTTATCGGGTAATTTATCTATAATACCTTTAATAACAAAAAAGAAATCGTTTGAAGATTACGAACCAATAACTACAGGTAGGCGAAATAAAGTATCTGTAGAGTATCTTGACAAAGGAGAATATGTGGGTATTCAAGTTGATGCAGATAATGATGATGAAAGAAAATTAATTCTTTCTGATTTTACAATAAGCATGAATAGTGCTAAATGGGTTAAGCCAAATAACATTCAAAACAATTGGCGAGTTACCAAAACTTGTTTAAGATTAGGTAGTAAGATTATTGGAAAATGTATGATGGGTTCAACCTCAAATGCATTATCAAAAGGAGGTCAAAACTACAAAGACCTTTATGAAGATTCAGTAGTAACAAGTCGTAATGCCAATGGTCAAACCAAAAGTGGTTTGTATGGATTGTTTATTCCTATGGAGTGGAACATGGAAGGATTCATAGATATCTATGGTATGCCTGTGTTCTATAAACCTGAGACTCCTGTTAAAGGTGTTGATGGTATGATGATAAAGAATGGAGCTGTTGAGTATTGGGAGGCAGAGGTTGATTCTTTAAAAAGCGATTCTGATGCGTTAAATGAATTTTATCGTCAGTTTCCTAGAACAACATCACATGCGTTTAGAGATGAGAGTAAACAATCCTTGTTCAACCTTACAAAGATATATCAACAAATTGATTACAACGACAGTTTAGTTAAAGAACATTTCCTAACAAGAGGTTCATTTCATTGGAAAGATGGAATTAAAGATAGCAAGGTTATATTTACTCCCGATTCAAGAGGTAGATTCTTAGTGAGTTGGACACCTGCAAAGCACCTTCAAAATAATGTTCATGTACGAAATGGATCTAAGTATCCCGGTAATGAATATCTAGGGTCTTTTGGCTGTGACTCTTATGATATATCTGCAGTAGTTGGAGGTAGAGGTTCGAATGGTTCGCTTCATGGTCTTACTAAATTTCACATGGATGAAGCTCCTGTAAACGAGTTTTTCCTTGAATACATAGCAAGACCTCAAACAGCAGAGATATTCTTTGAAGAGGTATTAATGGCGTGTGTGTTTTATGGTATGCCAATTCTTATAGAGAACAACAAACCTAGGTTATTGTATCATTTTAAAAATAGAGGTTATAGAAATTATTGTTTGAATAGACCTGATAAACAATACAATAAACTAACAAAGACAGAGAGAGAACTTGGTGGTATACCAAACTCTTCTGAAGATGTAAAGCAGTCTCACGCTTCTGCAATCGAGTCTTACATAGAGAGATATGTTGGATTTGATTTGGCAGGTGCCTATAGAGATTCTGATGAAATGGGATCTATGCCATTTACAAGAACATTAGAAGATTGGGCAAAGTTTGACATAAACGACAGAACAAAATTTGATGCTTCTATTAGTTCAGGATTGGCTATTATGGCTAACCAAAAGCATTTATATTTACCCGAGAAAAAAGATTCAAAAATTATTGTTAACTTCGCAAGGTATTCGAATGAAGGAACAACAAGTCAAATAATTACATGAAAAACGTAGTAATAGATATAACATCGTCAGCATTCCCGAGTCAGTTAGCTACTGATGCGGTTAAAGCATCTAAAGAATTTGGGTTACAAGTAGGTCAAGCTATTCAATATGAGTGGTTTAGGAAAGATGGAAACTCTTGTAGATATTATGGTCAATGGAAAGAGTTCCATAGATTAAAACTTTATGCAAGAGGTGAGCAATCGGTTGCTAAATATAAGAATGAATTAGCTATTGATGGAGACTTGTCATATCTAAATTTAGATTGGACACCTGTTCCTGTAATACCAAAGTTTGTTGACATTATCGTAAATGGTATGTCAAACAGACTTTTTAAAGTTAAAGCATATTCTCAAGATGCAATGTCTCAAGCAAAAAGAAACAAACATCAAGAGTTGGTAGAGTCTCAAATGGTTGGTAAAGAAGCTCTAACTAAAATACAAGAGTTGTCAGGTGCAAATCCATTTATAATGGACCCTAATAAGTTACCTAATAATGATGAGGAATTATCATTATACATGCAATTGAATTACAAACCTGCTATTGAGATTGCTGAAGAAGAGGCTATCAATACTATGTTTGATGAAAACCATTACGATGAGGTTCGTAAAAGACTTGACTATGATGCTACAGTCCTTGGTATTGCTATTGCTAAACATGAATTTCTTCAAGGAGCAGGAATTAAAATATCTTATGTTGATCCTGCAAATGTGGTTTATAGTTATACTGAAGATCCTTACTTTAGAGATTGTTTTTATTGGGGAGAGATTAAAACTTTACCAATAACAGAGTTAATGAAAATAGACCAAAGCTTGACAAAGGAGCAGTTACAAGAGATAACTCAATATAGTCAAGGTTGGTATGATTATTATAATGTTGCTCAATTTTATGAGAATAGCGTGTTCTCAAGAGACACGTGTACGTTAATGTATTTCAATTATAAGACTACAAAGAAAGTAGTTTATAAAAAGAAAATGCTTGACAATGGTGGGTCTAGGCTTATCGAGAAAGATGATAGTTTTAATCCTCCAACAGAGATGATGGAAGAAGGGAACTTTGAAAAAATACAAAAAACTATTGACGTTTGGTACGAAGGTATTATGGTTATGGGAACCAATATCTTGTTGCAGTGGAAACTATCTGAGAATATGGTAAGACCTAAATCAGCAACTCAACATGCTTTACCAAACTATGTAGCTTCAGCTCCTCGTATGTACAAAGGAGTTATTGAATCTACAGTAAGAAGAATGATACCGTTTGCTGACCTTATTCAAATTACTCACTTAAAACTTCAACAGGTAATCAATAGAGTTGTGCCTGATGGTGTATTCATTGATGCTGATGGATTAAACGAAGTTGATTTAGGTACAGGTGCTGCTTACAATCCTGAGGATGCTTTAAGACTATACTTCCAAACAGGTAGTGTTATCGGTAGAAGCTATACTCAAGATGGAGAGTTTAACAATGCAAGAGTTCCAATTACCCAATTGACATCAAACTCAGGATTGAGTAAGACTCAAATGCTTATAGGTAACTATAATCATTATATGGACATGATTAGAACGGTAACAGGACTGAATGAAGCGAGAGATGGTTCTACGCCTGATCCTAATTCATTGGTAGGGTTACAAAAATTAGCCGCTTTAAATTCAAACACTGCTACAAGACATATTCTTGATGGTGGTTTATTCATATATCGTTCATTAGCAGAAGCATTGACATATAGAATTGCAGACATCTTAGAGTATTCTGATTTCAAAGATGAGTTTATAAATAAAATAGGAAGATACAATGTTTCTATTCTAAGTGAAATATCAGACCTTTATATTTATGATTTTGGTATATTTATAGAGGTGGCTCCTGATGAAGAAGAGAAAGCACAACTTGAAGCAAATATTCAAATGGCTTTATCTAAAGGAGATATCAATCTTGAAGATGCCATTGACATTCGCGAACTTAAGAATCTTAAACTTGCTAATCAGTTATTGAAAATGAAGCGAGTTAAAAAACAAGAACGTGAGGATCAAATGGAGATGAAGAAACAAGAAATGATTGCACAACAGAATATGCAGTCTCAACAAATGGCTGCACAAACGGCAATGCAAAAAATGCAAGCTGAATTAGAGATGAAGATGAGATTGAAGCAAATGGAGACCGAGTATAACATTAAGACAATGCAGGTTGAGGCTGAATT